CTATCCCGCACAAGTCGAAATATCACTTTTCGACTACTTAAACTTCAAAGTTTTTAAAAGTGGATATGAGCTACTTTGTAGCTCTATAGAATCTAAACTCGGAATTGATTTCGAGTTAGATTATTTTTTAGATGGAGTAGATCATGTCAAATAATTTCTCATTCGAAAATTTAGATAGAACCGAATACGCTGTAGGAGGTTCTAAAAGGGGTGAAATTTGGGCATCATTTGCAGATCTAAGAGATCTTTTAGGAGAACCAGCTTTCGAAGGAAAAGGTGATAAAATCACTACTGAATTTGTAGTAAAATGGACAGATAATTCAAACGAAGATACTGGAACATTTGCTTTATACGATTGGCATTACGCACGAAACTTTGGTAATGATTACGAAGTAATTCAATGGAATATTGGTGGACATACGTTTAACGATGTCCTTGCAGTTGACGCTTTATTGGAGAAGAAAAATGCGTAGTTCAGAAAATTTTATAACAACTTTAGATCCTCATTGCATGTTCGGAATGGAAGAACTCAAAAGCATTAGGAAAAGTATTAGTATTGCTAATAGCGAAATGCCTAAAGCAAGACTAAGGGTAGAAGTAAAAGCGAGAGGACCTCGAAGAGTACACGCAATTGCTGATGGTTTACCACGACATGCTTATGATATGTGGTTACCTATTCGTCATGCAGAAAGATTAGACGTATATGTCTACAGGAAATAATGTTTGAACCAACCAAAACCACGATATTCGGAGAATTCCCAAATGGAATTCAAAGACTTTATAAATTCGAAAATGGTTATGGTGCTTCTGTTGTTATGCACAGTGGTAGTTATGGTAATAAAAAAGGTTTATGGGAACTTGCAGTTCTCGACGAAGAAGGAGATATTTGTTATCACACACCGATAACTCAAGACGTTATAGGTCATTTAACAGATACTAAATTACAAGAGATCTTAAAAGAGATTTCTGAACTGTGACTAAAATGTTACAGTTCGAAAAAAAGTGAAAAAAAGCATGTACAAATGCTTTAAAATAGGGTATAATATCCCCTATAAATTAAACAAATCATGTAAGGAGTGATTATGGATAGATTAGCATTAATCAAAAAAATAGCAGAAAAGCAGCGCGAAGAAAAGCAATTCCAAGAAAGCATTGCAAAACTAGATGAGCGGAAAGCTGCTATTAAAGCAACTCAAAAGTTGACAAAGACTGTAAAAGCAGCAGGTAGACAAGCACCTTCAAGCTTAGATTGTTTTTCAAGCGAAAATATGTATTATACTGATAAGCAGAATCAAGAGTTTTTAGATGGTTCTTCTTACATGGATACGTATAGAGCTACAAAATTCAGTGACGGAGAATGGTAATGTCATTCACGAATAAAGAATTGTTTGTTAGACGAGCAAGATCACTGCAAAGAGCAGCTGATCGAGCTCAAAACCCAGACTTTAAAGATCTGTGGAATAATATGCTTGATAAGCTTATCGCGCAAGAAAAAGCACGAGCAACCGAGAAAGGATATGACACAATACACTGATAGAGTAGAGTATCAAAAAATGTTATTTGCAGCAGAAGATTGGGCAAAACAAGTTTCATTTGTGCATGCGCATTCATTAACCTCAATGCATTATGCAGAAGGTAGAAACGATGGATCTGTCATGGACATTGGTTATAATAGTGGCGTTATTAAACGTGAAATAAGATCAACTGGAGAAGTTGTTTGGTTCGGTAAAAGACTAAAAGGTGAAGCTTTGGTTGATGAATTTAGAAGGAGATCATAATGGGTATGACAAATTTTTATAGTGGTGGTATGAGATACTCACCGTGTGGCAGAAAGCGAAAAACAAATGCTTATAAAACAAAGAAGCGCACCCCTGATTCTTTTAGCGTATATACACCAACGCAACGCGAATTAGATTCACACCAGGCGCGATTAAACTTCAATAAGAAGTACCCAAGTTACGTCCCAGATAGAAAAACTGACATTACGCGTCATGACGATTCTTGGAAACTCGAAGAGAGTAAGAAATTTACAGTTGCACCAGCGTACAATAAAGGTGCATATCAAGTCATACCTCAATCCGATTTGGAACATATAGGTAAATAGTTTTGACCGATACGATGCAATTTTCTCGCAACGAGAGACACTCCTTATCGCCGCATCGTATCGGTCATCTTTCATTATGAAGTATAAAAATACCAAAATAACATCCGATTTTATAAAGCATAGAGATAAGCTAGCTTCAGATCTAAGTGGAGAAAATACCACATTTAGAGCAGATTTCGAATGGCCCGAATGGTATTTAGGAAAAGTTATTCCAGAAGAATCGTTACATGAAAGGTTCTATGGTTATTCATATGATACAACGCATCCTAATTATGGTAAATGTGAATTTAAATACTTACCAAAATCAGGATTAGTACACATCGGATTATATACACAAAGACAGCAATTTGATAGTTATATATTTTGGAATTGGACTAAAAAATTTGGTACATTTGAAGAAGGAAATACTATCGATTTTGAATTAATTGATGTTGTATCAAGAGATTTTGTTAATAAAAAAATCGATTATGTTAAATTTGATTATAATAAGCATGTACTTAACGATCAAAATGTGGTATAATATACCCTATATAATGATAAGGATTAATTATGGCTAAAACAGCAACAGAAAAGAAAAGAATTAAAATGCGTGGTAACCGTAGGAGTATCGAAGATATTCATATGGGACCAGAACCAGATTTTCGTGGTCAAGAAGTATCTGAAGATATGTACGGATCTACGTGGGCAAGAGCAGCAAATTGGTATAATTATTTCTATGCACCAAAAGATTATCAATCTGATATATTAAAATATGCTGAAGAAGTATTAGGATATTCTAAAAAAGAAGTATCATCACTTAAAAAGTTATCTGATTGGCAATTGAACGATGGTGTAAAAATGATATGTAAATTACATTTTAGAGGATTGCCTCAACCAGAAAAGTACATAATACGTGCAAAAGAAGAAATAGCTACTAAGATTGAATTAGCTAAAACAGTTGTAGAAGAAGCAAAAGCAGCAAAGAAAGCTGCACCACCACCCATCTCAATTCAAACAAGAATTAAGAATAAAGTATATGATACAATTTATGAAGATTGGGATTGGATTATTGATGGTTGGATAGAAGGTGATTTTAAAAGATCAATTGATGTATATGAATTATTTAATAGATATCAATTAAAAGGTCAAGCAGTAACAATATTTGGTGATTTTGTAAGAGGCGAATACGAAGTTGTATCAGACTCTGTCAATAATAAATGTGATCAAGCTGTAGAAGCATATCAGCATATATCAAAAACAAATCAAAAGAAAATGCTTAAACTTATGGAAGGAGTATTTTCAGATCTCGAACGAGTGCAAATGGCTGCAAAAGCATCAAGATTACCTCGTAAGAAAAAGGTCAAAGCGTCAGATAAACAAATCGTAAATCTAAATTATTTACAAGAAGATGTAGACGCAAAACTAGTTTCAATTAATCCAGTAATGATTCCAACAAATAATAGGTTGTTTGTATATAACGTTAAAACACGAAAATTAACAATGTATATATCAGATGCAGCTAAAGGATTTGAAGTGAGAGGATCAACGCTATACAATTGGAATGAGGATCATTCTAAAATTACAACTCTTAGAAAACCTCAAGAAATTTTACCTCAAATATTGAGTAAAACCGAACGTCAAATCGACAACCTATGGGACACTTTTACAACCAAGATCGGTGTACCCAATGGAAGAATTAATAAAGATTGTATCTTGGTAAGGGTATCTGATAAATGAAACATATCAACTTTAATAATGTTCCGGAAGGAATGTTAACTGGAGAGGAAGTCTTCGGTGGAAAAACGGTACTTGTATTTGGCTTGCCAGGTGCATTTACGCCTACGTGTAGTACAAAACAACTTCCAACATATGATGAAATGTATGATCAATTCATCGAAGCAGGAATAGATGAAGTATATTGCACATCGGTAAACGATGGATTTGTAATGAAAGCTTGGTTTGAAAGCCAAGATATAAAAAACGTAAAATATCTTTCTGATGGAAACGGAGAATTTGCATCATGGATGGGAATGTACGTATCTAAATTTAATATGGGCTTTGGTCAAAGATCATGGAGATATGCAGCGATTATCAAAGACGGAATCACGTCGGAAATGTTTGCTGAAGAAGGACAAACAGATAATCATGATCAAGATCCATATAAAATTTCTACACCAGAAAATGTGTTAGAAAGTTTAAATAATGACTGATCCTTTAGAACATAAAATAATGACTAAGAAAAGATTCAATATCGCTGTTGAATCTTTAGTCGCTAAAGATAATATGTCTTATTTAGATGCCATGTCTCATATTATAGAGACACGAGGGATGGATTATGCAAACATTAAAAAGTTGCTATCTCCATCATTGAAACAAAAAATAGAAGCGGAAGCTACTAATAACAATTTAATTAAAGCAAAAAAAGGAAATAAATTACCTGTATGAAACGATTCTGGCAAATTTGGAAATATGCACTTGGATCTTTTAATGATGAAGATACCAAACCTGTAGAGGACCAAATTACTATCATTCGAACAGTAGTACTATTAGTTAATCTAATGTGTGCCATGTTGATTATGGCTAATATTGTTAAAGGTTGGTAATGGATCCTTTTGAATCATACAAATTATACAATGCTTTAAAGCTTCACTTTGAGAGTGATTCATATGATGCAGTTAAATACAATTTTAAATCAAATGTATCATCTAAATCATTCTTTAAAAGGAAGGACAAGTTTTTCTTTGCTAAGTTGGCGAAACATCATGGCAAAGAATTAAAAATGTATTTTGTATCTAATTTTATAAATGACGTATCTTACGTCGGTGATATGATAAATGAAGATGGTGAAAAGAACTTTATGAAAATGAAAAAGTTTCATGAATCTTTACACTATAGCTTTGAAAAAGATATAAATACATTAGGTAACTATATAGATGTTAACGCATACAACTTTGACACTATACTAGAAAGTAAAGATGGACAACATCCTATAGTTATCAAACTTTGGTTGCAGGATGAAATACAATTGGAAACAATCGTAATTCTGAATGCAATCTTAGGGTTTATAGATCGTGAATCGAAGAATATTACTGAAACCATTATGTGGCCAAGTATAAAACGGAAAGTTACGAAATATGAACCATTCATTAAGTTCCAAGCAGTTAGCTGTAAGGAAATAGTGAAGAATATTATATTATGAATATGAGTGAAATACACTGTAAATATAACGCAATACAACGGAGAATAATATGTCTTTTGCAAACTTAAAGAGCTCGCGAGGCTCGTCTATCGACAAACTCGTACAGGCAGCGGAAGCTGTTTCCACTAAAGCCGAAACTAAATCTTATGTAGATGATAGGTTTTGGAAACCAACTCAAGATAAAGCTGGTAATGGTTACGCCGTTATTAGATTTTTACCTGCGAAAGAAGGTGAAGATTTACCTTGGGTACGATATTGGGATCATGGCTTTAAAGGCCCGAATGGTCTATGGTATATCGAAAATAGCTTGACTTCAATCAACCAACCTGATCCTGTTTCAGAAATGAATTCAGAATTATGGAATACTGGTAGAGACGAAGATAAGCAACTTGCTCGTGAGAGAAAAAGAAGGTTACACCACGTGTCTAACATTATGGTTGTCTCAGATTCTGCTAATCCAGAAAATGAAGGAAAAGTTTTCCTTTATAAATTTGGTAAGAAAATCTTTGATAAAGTGATGGATATTATGCAACCTCAATTCGCTGACGAAGATCCTATCAATCCATTTGATTTTTGGGAAGGTGCTGACTTTAGGATTAAAATTCGTAAAGTAGAAGGTTGGACTAATTACGATAAGTCTGATTTTGCTACACCATCTGCCGTCCATGGCGGAGATGATGCGAAACTCGAAGAGTTGTATGGTAAACTCCATTCACTTAATGAGTTCACTAATCCTAGTAACTATAAGAGCTACGATGAGCTTAAAGCTAAATTGAATAGAGTTCTTGGTGTTACCGCTGGAGTTAGTATGGAAGCAACTGAAATGCCTTCAGCGCCTGCAGTTACAACAAATTTTGTTGAAGCTCCGGAACCTGAATCTGCAGAAAGTGCTGATGATACAATGAGCTATTTCGCGAAACTCGCACAAGATAGTTAGGGAGAGATCCTTTAAGTAGGACACATCCTTATAGAATAAAATAGAATATGTTTTTTCAAGGCCTCGAATGAGGCCTTTTTTTTATCTCCGCGGTACGCGTGCACCGCCAGTAAGTTTTGTACTAGCTCCTGGATTTGCAAAGTTATTAATTACGTTTACTCTACTACTATTATCAACACTGGACTGATTCTGGTTTGTAGTAACAATAGCAGTAG